ATTGGTAAATCAACTCCATCAGCTAAATTACATCTCAGAGATACTACAAGTGATACAATTAATGCTGCAACATCAGTGGCAAAGTTTGACGGCAGTGGCGGCGATGGATTAGCGTTTGGTAATATGCAAAGTTCTCCTTATTCAAGTTGGATACAAGCTGGGTATTTAGCAGATGGTTATAATCCAGCATTTAACAACGGTTATCCGATATCATTAAATCCAGTAGGAGGTAACGTTGGTATTGGCATTACTAATCCATCAGAAAAACTTCATGTGTCAGGTAATATACTAGCCACAGGTACTGTAAACGCCAGCTCTGATATATCACTTAAAGATAATATTACTCCTATACCAAATGCGATAGATAAAGTTTTACAGATACGAGGTGTTACATTCAATAGAAATGATATAGAAGACAATCCTCGACAGGCTGGTATTATTGCTCAAGAAGTAGAAAAGGTATTACCAGAGGTTGTTAGTGAAGATAAAGATGGAATTAAATCAGTTGCATATGGTAACATGGTAGGTCTTCTTATTGAAGCAATCAAAGAACAACAAGGGCAGATAAATATGCTAAAAGAGAAATTGGAGAACAAATAAATGGCAACAGTACATCAATATGGAATTGACGGACATGGACAGCAAATATATTCTAATAGTTCTTTTGGCTTAACAACCTCTGCTCAAACAGTGGTTCCTAGAACCGCCTGGACAGGAGAATCAGGACCATATATTATATCATGTAAAATCAGCACCAGTCCTTGGTATAGTGAAACTTGGACTGGATTAATGCAATGGTATTCTAGCTCAACAAACTCAAACGATGCTACTAACATATACATGACAGGATCTGGACATGCCACAAACAGTCAAATCTTGTATGCTAGATTTAAGAGGTTTGGTGGAAACGCTAATAATCATGGCTTACAAGTATGGTCAAATGGTAATAGTACAGTAAATTTTCAAGTATGGGCGTTTCAAATAAGCGATCAGGCACATTAACATGGAACAAAATATTAAAACAGCAGAACAACTAGACCAAGAATGGAAAGACCAATGTATGATTTGGTGCAGAGAAGAGCGTGACAAACGTTTAGCAGCCACTGATTATATTCACTTACCAGATGTAACAGTAACAGATGAATTTAGAGATGCTATGTTAACATATAGACAGCAACTGAGAGACGTTCCAGGAACATTTTCTACGGAGTATGATTCAATGACAGAAGATCAAAAAGGTGGTATAACGCCTCAATCATTTGATTGGCCAACTAAACCAGAATGAAAAATAATTAAAAACTATCTAACCAATTTGGTAAGTCCAACTTGTCTTTTTGTCTGTTGTATATAGTAGTAATTTTTTCAATCATCTCTGGTCTTTGTAGTACAACTCTTGCACCTCTATGCAAAGGCTTGGGCCAACAGTCTATACTAACCCACGCATAACCTGCACTCTCATGATTACACTGTGGAATAAATTCTTCAAACACTGTAGTACAAAATGTGTGATATGTAAACTTACCATCGTCACTCAAAAACGTGTGTAGAGGATATACTTTTTCAATATCAGGTAATGGACCTAATTCTTCTTTGCATTCTCGCAATAGTGTTTCTATTGGGCGTTCGTTGTTTTCACTTTTGCCGCCCCAAAAACTCCATGTGAGTGGATGACTTGTTTTTTTACTTCTTTGTTGTAGCATGATTCTGCCTGTATCCAAGGCTAGAAAACAGCATCCGCTTGCTTGTATCATTATAGGTATATGCGCCAGAAGCCAGGATTGTATGTGCCTTCAAATGTGTTGACCCATTTGCTTCCTGTCCATTTTAGGCTATCTTGTGTTGTTGTGTTTGTGATATATTGTATAGTGGTAATAGAACTTGCATCAAATACAATATCCCAACTTGATCCGTTGTATTGTATAATATCATTCTCTTTACCAGCACTACCATTCCATCCAATGCCAAATGCAACATCTTTGGTAAGTAGATATCTATCTCCAGTAGCGGCAGCAGTTAGTGTTCCGTCACCGGGTGAGTTAATTTGTGGATCAATTACTGCGTCTACTACGCCTTGTGTGTTGCTGGGTACAGTGCTAGAATCTAATATAATATCTAATAGATTTGCATTGGTAGTGTTTATTTTTATATTTCCAATAATGTCGTTGGTAGTATCTGCAGGATCTGCTGTTTGTTTTAGTCTCAGTTGACTTACATCATCTCTAACTACACCAAACGGTTTAAGTACATTTGCCCAGTTGAGTGCAACAGAGTTATCATCTAAATTACTGCCATTTTGATTAAGCAGTTGTGCAGTAGCATTGCCACTATTGTCAATGTTAAACTTCATCTTGTACTGTTCTAGTGTAACAATTTTATAGCTGGTGAATAGAGGAGTATAGTTTTCTCCTGCACGTAGACTTTCTAATCCTTCGTCTGTTACATCTTCAATGTTGTCAATGATAGTGTGTATCACTGTGTTTTTAACAACTTTAGCAGGAGGATTAATTAATACAGGTAGTGTAAATGTCATAGTACTAATATCAATGATATCGTCAATGCCGCTGGGTATTGCTCTCATACTCCACGTAGTAGCAATTAATTCTACATAGCTGAGTGTACTCCAGTCCATTGCGTTGTTATTGGTATGAATATTAAGTGTTGGATTGAACAATACTAGTATTTGTTCTAACAGTTGTAGTTTTTGTTCTGTGTTACTAGTCCACATGTCAACTTGCATAGTAAGTTGATAAGGTACAGGTTGATGTCTTTTAATGCTGTATTGTTGTCCAACTTCATTTTCATAACTGTTTGTTTCTTCGTTATACTTTTTTTCATAAACTGGAACAGTTTCTTCGTATTGAGGAAACGTTCTCATGTTTGGAGCTGGCTCTAGTCCTGTTACATGACAACTAATAAACGGAGTTGTCTGCAACATGTTCTCTGAATTTTCTCTTACAATGTGTGCAGCCATTCTGCTTACATCACCGTAACGTACTGGTACAGTTTGATATACAATTTCACCTTCTTCGTTTACATGCATGGCTACTTGAAAGCCCGCAAAGATACGAATAAACTGCTGAATGTATTTGCGCAGTTGTTTGTCGTAGAAGTAAGGTACCGCTGTTATTTTTGAACTCTCATATGCCATATTAGTATTTACCCACGCCTGCGTGTTCTTGTACGTGGATACATCAATCCACTTGTAGGACGAGTGTTTACGTCTTTGTTATATGTGTTAAACGCCATATTACCTAACGTTGCTCTGTGATTCTTCCATAGTGCTATTCTATCAATGTTTGAACCGTCCGTGCTTACTCTTGTACTTACATCTACATCTATTGCGTCTGCTGTATCCGCCATCAATCCTGTAACAGCATTGTTTTGTAAATATGCTCTTGCTTGGTCATTTGTTAGTGTAGGATATACTTCTGCTAAACAAGCCAGCATACCTGCTATAAAAGGTGAAGCATAACTTGTGCCGTTTTGCACACCCATTGTATCCCATTTTGGTGTGTTGCTTAACTGTCCGTAATAAGGATTACCATAGGTAATATCGTCTTTCATCATAGCACCCATTACAGTCTCTCCAGCAGCATATACATCTATGCCCGGTCCCCAGTTGCTGAAGTCTGCTTTACCTTCATCTGTATCATTGCTCAGAGCGCCTACGTTTATTGCTCCGTTAAATGAGAAGTTATCGCCACGATGATAATAATCTCTGAATGGATAGTAGCCGTTGAAGAAATAGTCTTTGTTAGCATAGGCGCTACCAGCGACCATGTAGTTGTCCCAGTTGTCGCCACCTGACACATCAGTGTAAGCGTTATCGTTGCCAGCCGCAGTGACCACAATAATGCCTTCTGCTATGGCATCTGCCAAATCACTGTTAGGTGCAGAACTGTTCACTTGGAAGTTGGTGTTGCTGGTAAAATTAGTCCACGATTTACCAGTATTCTTGTACACCCCACGAGCCAACAGTTCAGCATCACTGAGGAATGTACTGCCGTCGCCCTTGTCTAATGTCACACCTTGGAAGTGTGCTATACTGGCACCTGAATAGACGTTGATTGATCCCAAACTCACATTCACAATGGTAGGATTCTTTCTACCTGTTGCTGGGTTGATTGATTTGTTTGCGTGAAATTCTCTAATGTAGGCAAAGGTTCTGTTAG